GACATTTAAGCCAGTCATACCATTAAAGATCATCGAGGCTCGATCCATACCTTCAGAGAAAGGGCCATACATACGGTCTTTTTCTTCTGAGCGATTGTTGATGAGTTCGTGAGCTTCTAATGCAATTGATTTATTTTCCATGTGTAAACTTGTTTGTAATATTATATTGAATAAAGTTAAATTGTTTCAGAGACAAGATGCCTTTGGGGTGTTATCTCTCAGAGGATATTCTTCATTCACCCATTCTTCTCGACCAGTTGCAATGCCCATAATTTTAACATGTGGCACTCCAGTATTTTTAGCAATTCTAATCGTTTTTTGAATTGCTTCGTTAGTATCCTTAGCCATAACGCAGCATACAAAATCCTGATATTTGCTGAAGAGTCTGACCATTTCTCGATCATCCTCATACGCTAACCAATAGACTATGATTGGTTTAGTTTCCATAAGCATTCCAAATTTTACGTTCCTTAACAATTTTATTCCACACCTTCTTAATCAATGGATCTCGATCCTTCAAAATGTGACGAGGAAACTCAGGCTGTGATCGAGGTACCATATCTATCTCTTCGAGTGTAGGTAATGGTCGATTATAATAGAGTGCTCTAAGTGTATAATATAACTGTCGAGTGGTGCCATCAAAACGTTCCATAAAGTCAGTCACATATTCCTTATCGAACTCGAATTCTTCAGCCAATTCAGTCGCAACCTGACTCAGTATTTCAGCCTCATGTTTTAAATGACGCTCCATCATGATATTGATCCTCTTATTTTTTAGTTTGCGACGATCCCTGATCTTTTCATTGATTACCTCTGGATCTCGTGCAAAACCAAATTGCTCTCGGATCTCTGCACATTCTAATTCAAATAGCGCCTCTTCTAGATGGGTCTGCTCGCTCAATTGATCATATTCAAATTCACCCCACTCAATTCGTTGCAGCAGTTTTGAATATCCTTTCCAGTATTGATCCTTTGGAAGATTGCGAGGCGTATGGAACCTGCGCCACCATGTAAAAACTCGATGACTCATTAGTAGATTTGTGTTACAGTTTCACCAGTTAATTCAATATACATTTCAATTGTCTTTTTCAAACCTTCTAGTTTGTTCATAGTCTCTTGACTAACTCCGACAATTACTGCTTTTTCAAGAATATCACTGTATAGATATCCGTCATAAAGTCCGTATACCATGTTGGTAAGACCCATATCTTCGAACATTACTTCGTCGATAATTTCACGGGTCATTTGCATCATTTCTGAAGTGAAACATTCGTGGCGATCAAATCTCTTATAGCTCATAGTGTTATCTTTTAATTATAGTATAAATATAAGCAAAAAAACCCAAACAAAAAAATGTTTGGGCTCTTTTTTCAAAAATTATTGAAAATTTATACGTTGGTTACCAAATACTTATTGATTGCTTCGATTCGATCATCAGCATCAACCAACATTTGGATAGCCTCTTCAGCATTTTTATAGAAATCACCAGTTGAGTGATCACCAATACCTGCTGCATGGTTACTTAATAATTCAAGAGTCAATAGAGCTTTTTGGCGGTCTGCCTCTGCTGCAGCTCGCAGCATACTTGCTAAATGTTGTTTCATACTGTTTGTTTTAATGTGCTTACTTGTTCTAATAAAAATTCTTTAAATGATAGTGTTTCCCAATCTGAAAAGATCTCGCGAACCTTAGTTGAATTGAGAGCATATCGGCGGTCATGTCCTAATCGATCTGCAACAAATTCAAACTTTGGAGTTTTACCAAGCATTTCGCCAATCATATTTACGATTTCAATGTTCTCATAACGCTCTCCAGATCCAATGTTATAAACTTCATTCAATTGATCGGATAGCATCAATTCATAAATCAATTGTACATTGTCCTCAACATCGATCCATTCACGAACTTGTCGGCCATCTCCATATACTGGAATTGTTTTATCCCCTTTGATTGATTCAATAATTTTTGGAATAAACTTCTCAGCGTTTTGATGTGCACCATAATTGTTACATGTGCGAGTGATCAAGTATGGAAGTCCAAACGTTCTTCCAGCTGCTTCAACTAAAAGATCGCTTGCCGCCTTACTTGCTGAATAATATGAAGATCCATGTAGACTAAAATCTTCATTGGCTTCAATATCTAATCCAGCGAATTGCAGATCCGCCATATCTCCATAAACCTCATCGGTTGAAATATGAACGAATTTCTTCAAGTTCTTATTTTGTCGAGCACATTCAATCAAGTTAAATGTACCTTCAACATTGGTACGAATAAATGGTCGACCGTCCTTAATTGAATTGTCAACATGGCTCTCGGCTGCAAAGTGAACCAAATAATCGTAGTTTCCAAGATCTTCTGCGGTCACATCACAAATATCTTCTTTAATCAAGGTGACTTGAGTCTTTAAGTTATTTGGGTTAGCAGCGTACGTAATTTTATCAACAACTACGATTTCAGCAGTTGGAAGTTTACGTCCTAATAGGTTTACAAATGATGAGCCAATAAATCCAAGGCCTCCTGTTACAATAATTCTCATGCGTCCTCTAATAATTCTTTAATTGCGTTTTTGTATTGTTCTTCGGTCAAGTTTCCTTCAGCGTGTTGAGCAATTTGATCTCGAATTGCTAGCATCAATCGCTGTGCTGAAGAGGTTGAAGTTTCGTTTTTAGCTCGATCAACAATCTCTGGATTTTGCTTTACAGTTTGGATTGTAATCAAATCTTTCAATTTAGTAGTTGACCAATCATGTGATCTTGTTGTGTAAATAACTTCAGGTGGTAGATTATCGCCAGTGAAACGTTTACCAATATAATCATCACCAAGAATGCGAATATCTGGTTTGTAGAATTCAATCAATTTGATAAGATCTTCTTCAGTTTGATAGCATACAACCTCATCAACATATTTAATTGACATTAAGGTTTTGTATCTCTCGTACAATGGGATAACTGGTTTGTATTTTGTGAATCTGGTTTCAGATGGATCCATCTGTAAAAATACCATAAAGTAATCGCAATGTTGCTTTGCGGTTTCAAATGTATAAATGTAACCAGGGTGCAGCAAATCAAAGTTGCCGGCTGTAAATCCGATTCTACCTTTATTTTTGTCCATATAATCTATTTTCTTTTAATTTTATACATAGATATAATTGTCTAGATATATCTTGTACTACTTCTTGTGTATATGCATCATTTAAGACCATGATGAATATAAAATTGTCGATCATTTTTTGAGCTGTTTCTATCTGTCCAAAGGTTTCACAGCTCTCAATCGTCTTCTCAATCTTTCGGATTGCGCTTGACGACCATGTCTCGTAATTTTCAGGTTTAAATAAGAATGGTTTCATAATATTTGGAAACTTTGTAAAATAAAAAAGCTCGATAATTATATCGAGCTTTAAAAGATAGTTTCAAAAAATATTATGATCTATTGTCATATAGTGATTTTAACCATGCGAAAAGATCTTTATCATCTTCTAATTTAAATTCTTTTGTAACTTTTTTAGCGAAGTCTTTAAAGTCTTTGGCCTCTTGTGCGATGATGTCGATTTCTGCCATCATGCTTTCTGAAAGAGATTCCTTAACTACTAATTCTAAATCAGCATCTTTACCCATTACAAATTCATCAAGTTCTCTTTCAAGAGCTTTCTTTTTAGTGGTTAAATCCTTTAATTCAGCCAATAATTTATCTTTAGCAGCTCCTTCAGCAGCTTTCCATGCATCAACAACCTCTTTCATTTTAGAAGTTACAGTAGTATAATCCTTTTGAATCTTATTGATTGAACGAGCTTCATTAACTTCAGTAGATTCATTAACTTTCGTCTTTAAGTACTTGTTAGGTTCTCTAAGAATAAACTCTTGTGAATCACCTTCAACTCTAGCAACCACATCACCATTAGGTTTAATATCTGTGATTTCAACGGTCTTGTTTCCATCAATGTGTTTCCATTCCCATTTGTCACCAGTTTTGAATTTAGCCTCATTTAATTCATTGCTATTTTGAGATCGAGCAGATAAGAACTCTTCGTACATTGAAATTTTATGCTTGAATTTCATTTTCTTTTTATTTCTTTTTTTAGCATCTCCAGGACCTGCTGGAACATCGCCAGAACCAAATTCAGTTTCTGTAGGTAGTTGAACATCTCCCATACCTCCGATAGATTCTGGTATAATGGTTTCGACAACTTCAGGTAAACCTTCATGTGGTGTTGATGCAAAATCTTTAAGATCCTTTAATGACATGCCATCGACTAATTCCTTAACTTTATCTCTATATGCACTATCAACGTCAGAAAGTTGCATATCGCCAGATTTTACGGCGTATGCAACTCCCATTAAACGTTGTTGTGATTTACTAGTGCTCGGCATAGTGTTTATTACTTTTCGTCGAACGTCATTGTTTCTCTAGCTCTGATCTCACAGTTATTATAACCGACTTGGTCATCACCAGCTCCGTAGATGTCTTCTCCACTAAAGATAGCGGTATTCATCATACCTCCTAATTTTCTTTGGAATTTAGAACCATCAACATCATCATTGAATCCGACGTTGATTGTAAAATCACCTGGAAGAGACATGTGTCTATTAAGACCGCTCTCAGGTGATTTTTGCCACATCTTTTTTAAACCATCGACATGAACATACGCAACATTGTCAAGAGTTTTAACTGCTTTCTCAACTTCGCTTAAGATCATTTTAATTGCATCTTTCTCGAATTTTTCCCATTCTTTATTAATTTCTGCAAGTGTAGGTTCAAAATCACCTTCAAATTGAATTCTTTCAATTCTCTTTTTGAAAGTTTGCATTACTTTACCAATAAGACCTTTAGAGGCATAAGGTCCAGTTAATCTGTAAACCTTTTCATTAGTAAATTGCTCAAATAATTTTACGTATTTCATTGTATTTAATTTTTAATTTACTTTTTAATTACCAAGCGTAATCGAATCCTTTGATTTGCTTCACTCTATCAGATACTGATTTTGCGTAGTTCTTAGCTTCTTTATCGTAGTAGTTTGAAGAGAATCCTTGCGCTTTTTCTTCTTCAGCTTGTTTAACATTAGAAACATATCTTTCGTAATCATCAAGAATTCTGCTCATGTGAGTACCAACGTCTCTTAGTTTTACTTCAGCGCCTTTAGCGTTTTTACCAACTAAAATATCGCCATATCTGCCTTTTTCATTTCTAGCCATAGCGTCTTTCATTTGATTTGATAATTCATCAATTGCGTCGCTAACGATTTTATCTAATGGTAAGCTAGAAGCTTTAGTTGCTAAAATATCTTGGTATCTTTGCTTGTTTGCTTTCTTAAATTGATCAGCCGTCATGAATGCTGCTGCACCCGATTTAGCATCTGATCTATCTTTAATAAGGCTTGCAGCGGATTCTCCGCCAGAAACAATGCTAAATACAATAGCTCTATCAGCTAATTCAGCCGCTCTCTTAATTGAAGAGATGCCTGATGCATCGTAACCTCTATATGCTTTATTTCCACCAACTGCGCTGCTTCCGTCTGCTTTACCTAAAATATGTTGATTCTTTTTATTAACGTTAGGTATTTTTGCGTATCCCTTATACTCAACTCCTAAGAAATCTTTACCTCTTGAAAGAGCTAAAATACCAGGGCTTAGCACTGGTTGTCT